GTACGTTGCAGTAGGTGTAAAGTGTGTCTGGTGCGTTTGATGCGACTGTAATTTCTAACCACTTGGTATCGCCATTATACGTTGCTGTATTGGAGATATAATCTGAAGCAGTAGTGTACTCTTGCGCTGTGTAGGCAGTGCTAGTCGGATTACCTATCTTATAGACTACGCCATCCATGTAGGCTGTCCCACCCGTCGCATGAGTTCCATCTTGAGTTGCAGAAAGCAACAGTGGGTGACTGTCCATTGAACTATCGCTGAGATAAAATCTGTATTTACGTCCACGTACCAATTCAACTTCACCAGCTATTACACTATCGACTGCATACTTGTTTGCACCAGCAGCGTCGGCTGCAACCGTAATGTAAAACGGCATCGTGCCTGTGTTTGGCTTAGTTGTGTAAGTCACACCCAAGTCTGTTGTTGAGAAGATGGTGTTCTTTGTTACAAGCTGAAGTTCGTTAAGAGCGTCGCCTGCCCGTACATCTGTTAAATCTTCCCACGAAGCGATCCCTGATGGGAAAGAGAAATAGTATTCCCAATCTGACGTAGTTGCTGTTGGGGCTGCGTTAGCATAGTCTGCGTAAATCACTCTGCCATTACTTAATGCAATAAATAGTTTACCAGCCGCACCGTCGGCTTGGCTAGGTACGGAAGCTGCGCCAACCATGATGCCACTGTTAGCAGCCGTTACTTGAGAAAGGTTAAAAGTTGCGTTTTGAAGGTTGGCTGATGAAGTTGGTGTACCGCCGCTAGAAATATATACAGCGCCAAAAACAGTACCAGTTAAAAAGTATTCGCCACTACCTGTTTTGACCCCTGCGATATTTGAAATACCACCAGCAGCCCAACTAAAGTTTGTGTAGGAAGTGTCGTTGTGACTTCGCCAATCAGCAACCGCACTAATGTTTGTAGAACCTGATGCTGGTGTACCGCCTGCATACGCAAGCGCATGTGACCCTGTTACGTTTGTAGCCCAACGGTTGTTGTCTTGGCTGCTTTGACCCCAGCTACTTGCACTGTTGGCATTTGATCCGTTACTGATGTAGTTGGCTAACGTATAAGTATGACCGTTAGATGCAGAACGTGCGTAAACTTCCCGATCATCAGTCCAAGCCAAAGGCATACCGCCTTGAGCCGCGTTGTTTGCTGCAACAGTCAGTGTTCCAGCCGCGTTATCTATTTTGAAACTTCTTGTTATTTCTACTGATACAGCACCAGAACTTGTAATGTCACGAGAAGTATTCTTGAGCAGTCCGATTACGCCAGTATTTTGACCGAAACCAAAGATGTCATTGTACTCTTCGCTGTCGAGTGTCCAGCTATTATCTTGCACATTGTATGTTTCAAAATCTTTTGATTGATATGTTTTGTCAGATACATATAAAAATACGTTACCACTGTTCGCACCATGATTAATGATGTTTACATTCATGGTCGAAACTCGGCTTGCTGGTACTGTGTAAATCAACTCAGTATCGCGGCTTCCGACCACTTTCTTTCCTAATAAACCATTTGCCATTTTTTACCTCGTTAGCTTTGTGACAGGAAATAGACCTTGGCGGGAGACATCTGGAAAGCGTTCAACGCTGATGTGATGCTCGTTTGTAGGCCGTTCAGAGCCGCTTGCTCCGTTGCACCCACCCCTTGAAGGGCAGTAGTTTGTGTTGAACCTTCCGCTTGTAACTCGGTAATCTCCGTAGCACCTTGTGCTGCTACAGCGGCGATCTGCGTTGTTCCCTCGGCAGAAACGGCAGACAGGTTCGCGTTGCCGTTAAAAATTTCTATTATACGGGCTAGGTAAACTAACTCTGCGTTAGGTGTTGCAGATCCTAGTCCCTGTAATCGTGTGGACAGTTCGTCAGCTAAAGACTGCTGATCGGATACGGATATATTGGGCATTAAAATGTACTCCCGTTATAGAGGTCTGTATGAAGCTGGCCTACTAATATGGCCTCGCCAAGCGCATCTGGCAGTGATCCTTGGGCTATTCCAGCAGCAGTCTGAGCATCGTTTCTTGCAGATATTGCCGCATCTCTTGCGGCCTCTGCTAATGATTGAGCAGTCTCGGCATTTGTTTCAGCCGTTTCAGCTTCGCCTGCGCTTTCTTCTGCGTCTGCCCTCTTCACTTCCATGTCTGCTAGTGCAGTAGTCTTGAAGGAGTTAAGGTCAGAAAATAGTTGAGTAAAAGAAGCTATCTCTACGTTTGATCCGTCTGTGCCTATTCTTAGGAACATTTTTTCTGCGCCCGACGTGCCGTCGTACGTAAAGGTGAAGGCGTCTATGTCACCAGTCGCATCATCGAACAGTTTGCTAAGAAGTGCAGATAGCGTAAGACCACCCTTCTCGGCATCCTCTAAGTAGGTATCGAGGAGATGCGTACCAGTGTTCGCACTCCTAAAGTTTAACTGTTCTGAAGGGACGCGTGTGCGTGCCATTATTCATCCTTCTCTTTTGCAAGCTTCGCCAACATTGCAATGCGGCTTGAGGACAACTGAAGAATATCTTCAGCATTTGTTATTCTACCCGCTACATTGCCGACGTCTTGTTGTAGGCTCTCTCTTGTTCGTGATATTGCACTACTGAGTGCCTGTATGTCGTCCCGTATTGGTTTTAATTCTTCAGCAATCCGTGCGTTGACGTATTCCCTTACAATACTGTCAACACTGGTTTCCCAAAGTTTACTGTTTGGGTTCATTGCGAGCCTCCTTCATTGGAACCAAGTTTCCTTTCTTGACTTCCTGTTCGATGTTTTGTTGCGGCTGTACGGATGCACCGCGCATCTTTTCGAGCAGCATCATCTGCTGCGATGGCGTTGGGCCTTCTTTGGATTGCTCTTTAGATATTTTAAACTGGTCTAGGTCTGATACGCCCATGCTGCGTATTGCTTCTTCTACGACCTTGCCAGAGTTGTACTCCATCGCCATGCCCGTTTCGTTTAGGATCTTGAGCATGTTGATCCATGTCTCGGCGTTGCGTGTTGGTTCGAGAGGTAGCGTACCATCTACTACGAGGTAGTCGATGTCGCCTTGGATTTCTGGCAGGTTAAAGTCAAGGTATCCGTCTTTAACTTTATCTGCTACGATAGATGCGCTGTCGTTTTCTGTGATACGTATAGATCCTTCGGGGTCGAAGAAGTCTTGAATGTTCGCAACCATCATGCGTACCAGTGGTCTTATCGAGGTTGATGAAATAACGCGGGACAGGACGCCAAGACGCTGCGAACCAAGCTGCGTCAGACGTTGTATTTCTGTGGCTGTCCGTATCCCGTCTGCTGTCGGCATCCCCTGTTGAGCGTCCGAAGCGGCAGAAAGTCTTTGCTTGAGGCCAGACATGGCCTCGATGTCGTTCCAATGCCCCTTAGTTACATCTGGAACTTGAGCTATAAATAAGCCCTTGCCGACATCAGCCCCAGGCATTGTACGGACAAGACCATGCGGATTTCTGTCGATTAAGTCGCCAATAGCGATCTGGGTTGGATCAACGAAGATAAGGTTAGAAAGGGCAGCTTGTACGTTGTCGATACGGGATCTAAGAAGCCATGTCGCAATGTCGTGTAGCGGCAAGAGGAGATCATATAATGATTGCGAATATGTCTTGTGTGCATCGTGGTATAGTCCGCCTATTGTTACTGGAAACTGTCGTCCGTACGGGTTGAGTTGGAAACGTATTACTACGTTCTCGTCTAAGATAGTTACGCAAAGCCAGACATGATCTAGCTGTGGCATATTAATTTCGTAGCCTGCTAGTCTAATCCAACATTCATCTACTACACGACTGTCGCCAAGGGTAAAGAATGTGCCACCGCTTTCGCGCTTGTTGCGCTCGGCGGGGTCGATGCTTAGTCCTCGTCCAGCTTCTTGATGCCATCTATGTCCGTCCCACCCACCAGCAGGAGGTGTGAGGCGGTTTCGGAGGGCGGGGTACTCCATGAGCTTTGGGTACATTCCTGTTTGTACCAAGGCATCGAAGGAAGAGTAATCGGAGAAGATGACGTACTGCATCTTGTCCCAATCTCCCCACTGGACACGGGGATCGTGGAATACGCGTCGCGGGTCGAAGTTTGTGATTTCGTTGGTGCGGTTTTGAGCGTTCCACGTAACTTTCGTGGGTGCGTATCCGTACCGAATACAGTCCAAAAGGTGCTGGGCAAGTCGTGCCTCCCCTGCTGTTCGACGCATCTGCTGATGCAGCAAGCGTTCGATGATAGCCGATGATTTACGAGATTTGCGGTTCAAGCCCTCCAGTTGGAACATAGGGTTGCGGCCTGTAAGAGCAGCCATAAGGTACGTGAGTACGGTATCAGCTATAGCCCTTGTATCCGCGATAACGGCCTTTTCGCGGAATGATGTTGCGTCTGGGCGGACATACACATCATGCGCTCTGTCTGCTTGGTTCCAGTGATCGTATCGACGCGATATGCGGTCGTACGACATCTGCATCGCAGCTTTTACGTAGTCTACGATACGTTGCTCTTGCTCCGCCGAAAGGCGTGAAGAGATGTCGTCGTAGTTCATTAATGCGTCAGCGTGGTCGGAAAGATCGACTACGATACCGTCATTATCTGGAACGTACTCTGCGCGATAGTGTGTAGTTGTCAACGTCATGCTACTATTTACGCTCTTCTGGTAGGGTTAGTCGTCCCTATTCACCCCATCCTCGCCACTGTCCGTTGTTGAGGTCGGACTTGTGCGCGAAGACGCTGTTTTTTTCGGACGGAAGGAAAGATGGTGGCTGATAATATTCGCCTGTGGCGGGTGTTCTTGCGAGGACGTCAAGGCC